CAACAAGTCCTACTTCTCTAAATAAATAAAAGAGAGGGTAGAAAAAATAAATACAAAGGAGAAACGAAATGAGACCAAGGCGATATCCGTATAGCGGAAAAAGAAAAAAGCCTATCGGACAATCGATAGACTTTACGATAGACAAAGACGCTATTCTCCAGTGGGCTTCTCTAATTTCCCAATCGAAACACCCAGTATCTGGTCTAAAAATAGACAAACATATGGCATTTTGATTGGTCCACCGATTGAATTGGTGCGAACTTCAACATCTACTAAAAAGATTGCTGTTGGATTTTTTTCATCGTATTCAGAAACTCGAAGATCTTTTATTACTTGAGCAATCGTAGATACGTCAGGATAATCATCGCTATCAGGATTATAAGGTTCGCCAATATATTGCCCTGCAGCTGTTTGGATTATCAATTTATGACCTGTATTTTTAGCGATAACAGCATGTGTTAGTAGAATGTCATATTTTTCTAAGTTGTTACTCATAGCCTTTCCTCCTTTCTGTTTAAATTTTTGACTAAAACGGTGAGAGGTCCTAGTCAATATTATTATAGCAATCGAGGAGAAAAAAACATCAGTCTTGAGACTGATATAGGAGGTTGAATGGAAGATAAAATCATTGAACTTGCTGATTACTTCATCAGTGAATCTACAACGTACAGAGAAGCTAAAATAGCGTGTGAGAAGCTATTAAAAAAAGTCAGCCATGAGATTGAACTCAGGGCGCTGGAAAGTAATATTGTATAAACAAAAAAAGCACCTAACGAAGTCAGGCGCTAATCAAAATAACTAACTGAATTATAACACATTAGGAGGCTGTTGTGAACCTACTTAGTGAAGAATGTGAAAATGGTATCCGATTAGATGTAAGAACTCAATTCAAGGAATCATTTCAAGAGTTACTTGACCATGAGACACTGGAGAAACGTTGGTTATCAATAGAGAGTGCTGCTAACTACTCAGATTGTAGTGCAAATACTATCAGGAAATGGTTAAGAATGGGATTGAATCTTTACAAGATAGACGGAACCAAGAGAATTGACAGAAAAGAATTGGATGAGTTTATCCAAGCGTATTTAGTAATTTAAAACAGGAGAGAAACAAATGTTTGAACCACCGATTTTAGAGCAGTTGATGGGTGTTGGAGCTTTGCTGATTGGATTTGCAGGGCTTTGCCGTCATATCAAATTGCAAGAGGAGCGTAAGGAAAAAGAAAGACGAGAAGAGCAAGAATTTGCGTCTATGATTATCAAAGGGTATAACCATGCTTACGAACGTGGTAGAGAGGCAGAGCGCCAACAAATCCGCAAGAATATTCGCAGAGAGTTCAAAGGCTTTACCTACGACAACGAACCGCCTGTAGGATTGCGTCCTGAGCCTCTAGCATTGCCAGAACCACGGAGAGCACGCTATGCAAACCGTATGGGATAGACAAGCATGGGATTTGTCCACTTGCAAGCGTAGAGAGAAAATGCGTGACCTTGAAATGATGGCGCATATGCAACATGAAATCGATGATCTCAAGAAACGATTGCAACAGGAACAATCTTTAAGAAAAAGACTAGAGGCAGAGAATTTCCAATTAAAACTAAGGAGAAAATAATGAACAGAAAATATAAAACCAAAGGAACACAAGAACCAACACCACGTATCAGAGTAGCTCGCGAACACTATGAGCGTATTATAGACCTCGCAGATGAGTGCGATATGAAATTAATTGACGTTTTAAACCAGCTACTTGATTTTGCTCTCGAATATGCTGAAATTGTAGAGATTAAAGTCCCTGTAAAATCTTTAAGAGTTGGAGGAGAAAAAGATGGTGACGATTAATAAACTAGAAATCGAAAACGTCAAGCGCGTTAAAGCAGTCAAATTAGAGCTGTCAGCGACTGGTTTGACAATCGTGGGTGGAAATAACAACCAAGGGAAAACAAGCGTGCTGGACGCGATTGCTTGGGCGCTGGGTGGTAATAAGTACAAACCTAGCCAAGCACAACGCGAAGGCAGTACGATTCCGCCTAGCTTAAAAATCACGCTATCAAACGGCTTGATTGTAGAGCGCAGTGGTAAGAACAGCACTCTCAAGGTCATTGACCCAAGTGGCAACAAGGCTGGTCAAAACTTGCTTGATAGCTTTGTGGAAGAGTTGGCTATCAACTTGCCCAAATTTATGGAGCAGACCAGCAAAGAGAAGGCTAAGACATTGCTACAAATTATCGGAGTCGGTCCACAACTTGCCGAACTGGAAATGCAGGAAAAGGCCAAATACGATGAGCGTCACGCAATCGGTGTGATTGCTGACCAAAAGGAGAAATTCGCAAAAGAACAACCTTACTACCCAGATGCACCGAAAGAATTAGTCTCTATCTCTGAGCTTATCCAACAACAACAGGCTATCCTTGCTACGAACGGCGAGAACGCCCGCAAGCGTCAGAATTTGGTATCTATCCAAAATCAACATGCTTCAGCAACTGCAGAGGTTGAACGATTGGAGCAATTGCTGGCCGATGCCAAAGAAAAAGAAAGTCAGTTAGCTCAAGATTTGGCTATCGCGAATACCGACGCTATGGACCTTCTCGATGAATCAACTGAGGAGATTGAAAACAACATCGCAGAGATTGACGAAATCAATCGTAAAGTGCGTGCTAATCTGGACAAGGTTAAAGCAGAAGAAGATGCCAAGGGTTATCGTGAGCAGTACAAGGAACTGGATAATGTAATTGCGGAGATTCGCAAACAGAAGACAGACTTGCTTACTAATGCAGATTTGCCATTGCCTGGATTATCTGTGGACGATGGTGAATTGCTCTACCTTGGCCAGCGCTGGGATAACATGTCTGGTAGTCAGCAGCTACAGGTAGCGACTGCAATCGTGCGTAAATTGAAGCCAGAATGTGGCTTTGTGTTGATTGACAAGCTGGAGCAAATGGATCAGCTGACTCTACAAGAATTTGGTTCATGGCTTGAGCAAGAAGGTTTGCAAGCAATCGCGACACGAGTATCGACTGGTGATGAATGTAGTATCCTGATTGAAGACGGGTATAGCGTGAAGCCAGAAGTGACACAAGCACCTAAAACATGGCAAGGTGGATTTTAAAAATTAAAGGAGAACAATCATGAAACAGCAAAAAACTTTTATCGTATTACGTGACAAAAAAACTGGATATTTTTTATCAGATTATAAAAATCGGACAGGTCGTCTAGCTTATGAAGTGAGCTGGGTAGAATGTGTAAACGATGCTTTGATTATTCCAGAAGACTACTTGATTAAAGAAGAAAATATTTACAAAGGAATGGCTAGTATTTTTGAAGCCGAGTTAATTCGTGTAAAAGCTGAATTCTTAATTGAAACATTAGACGGAAAAGAACCTAACGAGCCGCTTCAGAATGTTGATGATATCAATAAAGAAAAATTTTTACGCTCGCTAGTAGAAGGAATTTTTAGAGGTGAATAATGCAAATCACAAGAGGAAAACGGGCACGAGCTCAAAAGGTAGTTATCTACGGTCCTGAAGGAATTGGAAAGTCCACGTTTGCTGCTGAATTTCCAAATGCGGTCTTCATCGACACGGAAAGTTCGACAGATAACATGGATGTGGCACGACTCGACAAGCCAACCAGCTGGACCATGCTAATCAATGAGATTGCTTTTATTAAGGCAAATCCGACTGAGTGCGGGACACTCGTCATTGATACGATTGACTGGGCAGAAGCTTTGGCAGTTAATTACATCTGCTCTCAACATGGAAAGCAAGGTATTGAAGATTTTGGATGGGGCAAGGGGTACACTTATGTCCAGGAAGAAATGGGACGTTTCTTAAATAGCTTGTCTGATTTGGTTGATATGGGGATCAACGTGGTATTGACTGCGCACGCTCAAATCAAGAAATTTGAACAGCCAGACGAAATGGGGTCTTATGACCGTTACGAGTTGAAACTTGGTCAAAAGACAGGCTCTAAGACTGCTCCACTCGTAAAAGAATGGGCAGACATGGTTTTATTCGCCAATTACAAGACCTTAGTCATGACGACCGATAACGGCAAAAAGAAGGCGCAGGGCGGTGAGCGTGTGATGTATACCAACCATCGGCCAGCGTGGGATGCCAAGAACCGACATGGATTATCTGATGAAATGCCATTTCATTATGCTGGAATCGCTCATATCTTTGCAAGTCAGCAAACACAACCTATTCCATCGCAACCTCAGACAGTCACTCCAGAACCTCAGCAGGCCCCTGAGCAAGTCCAAGAGGAATTGTCACTTGATATGTCACAGGTAGCTGAAAAACCACAAAATGAAGCTCCTGGCACACCACAGACAACGCCTACACAATATCACACGAACTTGCCAAAGAGTTTGACAGACCTCATGACGCAAGGGAACGTGACAGAAGAAGAACTTCAAAAAGTCGCTTACATTCGCGGGCATTTTCCACTAGGGACTCCTATTGAAAGTTTCCCAACGGATTACTGGGATATGATTGTCGCTCATTGGCAAGCTACTGTGGAAGTTATTGAAAATCAAGTTAGAAAAGAACCAGAATTACCCTTCACGGTGTAGATTTTGGGAATTAGAAATCATAGCAAGATATAATCAAAAATTTAGAAAATAGAGGAAAAACAACATGACACAACAACAATACAACAACTTTGATCGCGAATTTGGATGGGAAGATACGATTGAAAAAGACTCGGAATACGTCCTACTACCTGATGGTTTATACCACTTTACAGTAATCGGTATGGAACGCACACGCCACACGCCAAATCCACAAAATCCCGGAAAATTGCCAGCATGTAACAAGGCTATCGTCAGCATCAAAATCGTAGCTAACGAAGGTGAAACTGAACTGCGCCACAACTTGTATCTACACAGCTCAACCGAAGGAATGCTGTCTGCTTTCTTTGCTGCAATTGGCCAAAAGAAAAAAGGCGAACCACTTCGCATGAACTGGAACACCATCATCGGTGCAACTGGTGTATGTAAAGTCGGAACTCGACAATACAATAACAACAATTACAACGAAGTCAAATCTATGCTCTATCCTGAAGATGTGGACTATACAAAAGTGTTGAATCAACAACCCGGGCAAGCTACACAAGGAAGCTACCAGCAATCGAATTTTGCGCAACAACCGCAACAGCCACAAGCTGGATACCAAGCTGGGCAATTCTAGGAGGTAAGGCATGCAATTAAGACCTTATCAACAGAAAGCGCGGGAAGCTGTTCAAGCTGAATGGGCTAAAGGTCGCAAGCGCACGCTCTTAGTACTGCCAACAGGTTGTGGAAAGACGATTGTTTTTTCCAAAATTATCGAAGATCAAGTGAGAGAGGGCAAGCGTGTACTTGTCCTTGCTCATAGGTCTGAATTGTTAGAGCAGGCTAGCGACAAGCTCAAGACTGCAACAGGACTTGGTACGGCCTTAGAGAAAGCAGAGAATACTTCTATTGGTTCTTGGTATCGAGTAGTCGTCGGATCAGTCCAGACTATGCAAAGAGAGAAACGATTGAGACAGTTTCCGCCTGATTGGTTCGATACGATTGTAGTCGATGAAGCACACCATGCTATTTCAGATGGATATCAGCGTGTTCTTGGCTATTTTGAAAAGTCGGATGTATTAGGAGTGACTGCCACACCAGACCGTGGAGATATGAAGAACCTTGGTTCCTACTTTGACAGTCTCGCTTATGAATATTCGCTGGTACAAGCTATCAAAGAAGGATACTTATCTAAAATCAAGGCTTTGACAATTCCGCTTAGCTTGGATTTATCAAATGTCAGCATGTCGGCAGGCGATTTCAAGGCGAGCGATGTCGGAACGGCATTAGATCCATACCTAGAACAGATAGCAGACGAAATGGTCAAGCAATGCGCAGACCGCAAGACGGTTGTATTCTTGCCATTGGTAAAGACCTCGCAGAAGTTTCGCGATATCCTAAACGCAAAAGGATTTCGTGCTGCTGAGGTCAATGGAGAGTCCAAGGATCGTGCAGAAATCTTAGAGAACTTTGAGAAAGACCGTTACAACGTGCTTTGTAATTCGATGTTATTGACTGAGGGGTGGGATTGCCCGTCAGTGGATTGTGTAGTAGTGCTAAGACCTACTAAGGTACGTGCCTTATATAGCCAGATGGTGGGGCGTGGTACTCGTTTACATCCAGGAAAGGAAGAATTACTCTTGCTAGATTTTCTCTGGCACACTGAACGCCATGAGCTATGCCGTCCAGCTCATTTAATCTGTGAGACTCCAGAAGTCGCTCAGAAAATGGTTGAGAACATGGAAGAGCAAACTGGTGTAATGCTTGACCTTGAAGATATGGAAGTCAAGGCAACAGAAGACGTAGTTTCTCAACGCGAAGAAGCCTTGGCCAAACAATTAGAAGAAATGCGTAAGCGTAAACGTAAGCTAGTTGATCCGTTGCAATTTGAAATGTCTATCCACGCTGAAGACTTGTCGAATTACGTGCCTAACTTTGGATGGGAGATGGCACCTGCTAGTGATAAGCAAATTAAAGCTCTTGAGAAATATGGCATACTTCCTGACGAAATCGCGAATGCTGGAAAGGCTGCTTTATATTTAGATAGATTGCACAAGCGACAAGCGGAAGGTTTAACAACTCCGAAGCAAATCAGATTACTTGAAAGATACGGTTTCAAAGGTGTGGGAATGTGGCCGTTCGAAGAAGCTAAAAATATGATTAATCGCATAGCAGCTAATGGTTGGAGAGTTCCGACAAGCGTGCGACCAGCTGAATATGTACTAAATTAAGAAGGAGGAGATAGTGGCAGAGAATGATTTTAATTTGTTGCCGTTGCTGGATTACATCAATCCTGCCACGGTAGATTATCAGACGTGGGTCAATGTCGGTATGGCTCTTAAACATGAAGGATATACAGCATCCGACTGGGATAACTGGTCTCAAAACGATAGCCGATACAAGAAATTTGAGTGTTTCAAGAAATGGGATACTTTCAACGAACAAGCAGGAACTATTGTGACAGGTGCCACAATTACCCAACTTGCTAAAGAAAATGGCTGGGTGTCACAATCCAGCTATGACAGTGAGAATGCGCATGAGTTTGGCTGGACCGATATAATAGATCGTGATTATCGTGTCATTAATAAAGACTGGATTGAAGGTAAGGAAATCCATGAGCCAACTATTTGGAACCCGGTTCAGGAAATTATCAAATACCTTGAAACACTCTTTGAAGCTAGCGAAAATGTTGGGTATGTTACTGAATGCTATCCAAAGACTGACGATGAAACAGGCGAGATTGTCAAATGGCTGCCAACTAAGGGAGCTTATGACCGAACTGCTGGGCAATTGATTGAAGAACTTAGTAGATGTAATGGCGATATCGGTGCAGTGCTAGGTGATTATCACGAAGAAGCCGGCGCATGGGTTCGATTCAATCCAATGGACGGGAAAGGTGCAAAAAATGAAAACGTGACAGATTTCAGATATGCCCTGGTCGAATCCGACAGTATGCCAATCGATAAACAGAACGCCATATACAAAGAACTTGAATTACCGATTGTTGCCTTGGTGCACAGTGGAAATAAATCACTACATGCCATCGTCAAAGTAGATGCCAAGAATTACGAAGAATACCGTAATCGGGTTGATTATCTTTATAAGATTTGTCAAAAAAACGGAATCATCGTTGATACACAAAATCGAAATCCAAGTAGACTATCTCGTATGCCTGGGTTCATCCGTAATGGACAGAAGCAATTCTTAGTAGATACGAATATTGGTAAGACCGATTGGGATGAATGGTATCAATACATCGAAGATTTGAACGATGATTTACCTGATCCTGAAGGATTGGCCGACAGCTGGGATAACTTGCCAGAATTGGCGCCTGAGCTGATTAAAGGCGTCCTTCGCCAAGGTCACAAGATGCTGATTGCTGGGCCGTCGAAAGCTGGTAAGTCATTCGCTTTGATTGAGATGTCGATTGCGATTGCAGAGGGCAAGAAGTGGTTGGGTTGGGATTGTACCCAAGGACGTGTGTTATACGTTAACCTGGAACTAGATAGACCATCCGCCTTGCATCGCTTCCGTGACGTTTATCAAGCTATGGGGTTACCACCACAGAATATCAGTAACATTGATATCTGGAATCTTCGTGGGAAGACTGTACCGATGGACAAGCTAGCTCCTAAACTTATTCGTCGAGCTTTGAAGAAGAATTACATCGCAGTTATCATTGACCCGATTTACAAGGTCCTGACTGGTGACGAGAACAGTGCAGACCAGATGGCACATTTTACGAATCAATTTGACAAAGTGGCCACAGAGTTAGGCTCTAGCGTTATCTACTGTCACCACCACTCAAAAGGTTCGCAAGGTGGCAAGAAGTCCATGGACCGCGCTAGTGGTTCGGGTGTATTCGCTCGGGATCCTGACGCGCTTATCGACTTAGTCGAGCTAGAAGTATCTGAAGAATTGCTGACACAGCGTCTGAATCAAGCAGCGTGCGAAGTATATAAACAGGCTTTGCAAGAGCGAAATAATGCCTATTACCAACAGAATGTCGGACTAGATGATCTATTAAGTCCAGCTCAGATGAGGAGACATTTCGAGAAAGGCATTCCTGATGTCATGGCTCGTGCTCCTTATGTAGATAAGCTCGAAGAAGCTCGCAACAAGATTCAGATAGCAACTGCATGGCGAGTCGAAGGCACACTTCGAGAGTTTGCCAAATTCAAGCCAGTGAACATGTGGTTTAGTTATCCAGTGCATACACTTGATGAATCGGGTGTGTTGGCTGATATCCAATTGGAAGAGGTGAATGAGAGAAACTCCCCGTGGAAGAAAAACTTCGACAAGAAGACGACGAAAAAAGAGCGCTCTGAGAAACGCTCTGAAAAAATAGAAACAGCTATTGAAGCGATAAATGATGGAACAAGTCCAGTCACTATCGATGACTTAATCGGATACTTTTCGACAAAAGAGAAGCCGATTAGTGAAAAAACCATTCGAAGATGGATAAAAGACAATGGAAATTTCGAAGTAAAAAACAAAGAAATTATAGCAAAAATTTAAGAATAAAGACAGAGACAACGACAAAAAATATCGAAAATGTCCCTAGGGACAAAAATAGAGACAGAGACAAAGTCGAGGGTCAACTTCGAATATGTCTATCGAAAATGTCTCTAAGGACACGGACAAAATAACCGAAAATGTCCCTGACTCTGAGAGTAAAAAAACGAGGGACAAAATCGATAATTTATCGAAAATGTCCCTGATTTTGAGGGACAAAAACAAGGGACAGAATTCTTCTCTCTTCGAGAAGAAGAATTTAGGAAGTGTCCCTGAGAGTTCAGAAGAACAGGTACAGGTACAAGGGGGCTATGCATCCGCCCCTTGTAACCCTGTAACCCTGTCCTTCACTCTGAACTTAGGCGCGTATAAAAAAGAAGGTAAAAAATGACATTAAATAAAAATGCTATTGATAATCTTAAAAAGGAAATCGATGACTTGTTGGATAAATGTGAAGATGATTTTGAAGAGATGGCACTTAATCCAGATTACACATTTGGATTGCTTATGAGTGCTAGTGCGACCTTGGGCGTAATTTTAAGGGAGTTTGCTGATGATTGAATTCTTTTTACCGATGCAAAAAATTCCGACAACAACTCACCAGCAAAAAAAGGTAAATGCTAGATTTTGTAAGCCAATCTTTTATGAGCCAGAGGATCTAAGAAATGCCAGAGCAAAATTCGAAAGTTTGCTTGCCCAGCATGTTCCTCCTGATAAATTTAAAGGAGCGATTCGTCTGACGGTTAAGTGGTGTTTCCCTCGTATCAAGAAAAGTTACGATGGCCAGTACAAGACAACAAAACCGGATACAGATAATTTACAGAAGTTGCTCAAGGATTGCATGACGAAACTTGGATACTGGCAAGACGATGCTCAAGTGGCCAGCGAGCTTGCCGAAAAGTTCTGGGCTGACACAGTTGGAATCTATATCAAGATTGAGGAATTGCCATGAGAATTGACTATATTGATTTCTTCAGCAGACAAATTCCAGAATGGATGGCGCGCAGCAATCAGAAGAGCCAAGAAGTTGGATTCGGAACGGATGCTTATTGGCAATGGGCTGTGTCGTCTATCGGAGAAATTTGCAAACAATACAATGATGATGAACTAGTGACAGAGCAGTTCGGATTGCTCTTTAACTGGCTAGAAAAACAAGCAGGATAAACCATGGAATATAGCAAACAGACAGTCATTGAAGGACTGAAACGCACAATCGAGCAAAATGAAGAGAAGATAATCGAGTACTCGAAGCCGTGCGATGCACGCAAGAGACGCATTAGAGCGCTGGAGCGCGATTTGTTGAAGAAAAAGAATAAAGAATTGAGGAAAAAGTGGAGGAGTTGGAAGATGATGGAAGAGTTAAAGCAAAAAGTTAATGAAGTATACAACTGGACGGTAGAAGACGGTAAACCCAAGCCTCCCAAACAAGATTTACCGCAAGCAGTGAAAGACCGGGTAGACTATTTTTGGGAAATGGCAGAAGATGGTATGACGTTTATGGGAGCGATGGAATGCATCTTCGCTGATGAAAAGCCTACCGACTATGATTTGGGAGCTACTAAGGGTTGGTTGCCAAAATCTAAGGAGTTTGATGATTGGGTTGGCTATTCGCCAAGCATGGCTCAGGTAGTTATTGCAGTTTATTTGATTTATGGAGGAAACTAAGATGAATATTAAGGCATTGATTAAGAAGTACGAAGCGGTTGAATGTGTTGTAGGTATTGTTAGCGGAAAAACTATTCTAAAAACCGTTCTAAAAGACTTGAAACAACTAGACGAACCCGAAAAAGTCAAAGTTCCGCAGTGTGTTCATAAATATATTCAAGAAGCCAAAGAATATAATTGGGACTTGCAAGATTTAATGAAGTCTATAGATGATGAAGATAGTAAGGAACTTCAAAGATGGTTTTATCACGAATGTAATCAAGAAACACTTGCTCGTGCATGGCTTGACGGCTACGAGGTCGAGGAAGAGAAGCGGTATAAAATATCTGTCAAATCAAACAAACAAATACTAATTAAATTTAAAAACAGATTAAATAAATGGTTTGAATTTGCAGATATTAAGATTAAAGAACCTTATTACACCCGTAAAGAACTAGAAGAAGCTGATTTCGGCTGGGTATTTGATTGCCCAGGGATTGCGATTGAGGAGATGGAGCATGAGTGAGTACGCTTTATATCAAGGCGATGCATTCATAACATTTGGTACTCTTGCCGAAATCAGCAAAGAAACAGGAATTGCTGAAAGGATGTTGAAATATTATACTTTTGCATCAACACAAAGAAGAAACCCAAATGGTAGAGCTGTCGTAAAGATTGAGGTGGATGATGAAGGATAGGAAATTTTTTTCAGAACAGAT